TAAAGCTGCATCTGCTGTAACACCATCTGCTGCTACATCACGACCATCAAATGTACTGTTGGTTGGAACTGCACCAGTAAAGGCACCACCAGCAAGAGGCATCTTAGTACCAATAGCAGTAGTGGTAGTTGTTGCATAGTTAGCATCATCGCCCAAGGCTGCTGCTAGTTCATTCAGTGTGTTCAATGCGGCAGGTGAAGAATCCACTAAGGCTGCAATCGCTGCGTCTGCATAGGCTGTTGTTGCTACTTTAGTTGAGTTGTCTGAAGCTGATTGAGTAGTAGTAGTTGGACTACCACCAAGAGCAATACTTGTAGCCGCTTCAACAGCAGTTTTAATCTCAGCGTTTGATTGATCCGCAGTAGCAGAAGCTTCAATAGCATTTAGCTTAGTGTGGTCTGCATCTGTAAATACATTAGAATCGGTTGCCGCTTCAACGGCAGCACGAATCTCTGCATCAGACTGATCTGCAGTAGCAGAAGCTTCAACAGCATTTAGCTTTGTATGATCTGCATCGGTAAATGTATTTGAACCACTAGTACCTTCAACTAAGGCTACTATCTCTGCACCTGTTCTAGGAATAGCAAAACCACCAGCAGTAGAACCATCATGGACTACCAGAGTGTCTTTGGTCGTGTCAACAGTAACCTCGCGTAATGCACCTGTAAAGGATGAATGCTCGGAAGTCGTGCCACCACGTAATTGTAGTAATTTACTCATTGTTATAGACCTCCAAAGTCCATCTGTAAGTTAGTACCTGATACAGTACCAATATTTGTCATATTATTATTCTGTCCGTCTAACGCACCACCTAACTGCGGGGTTGTATCGTCAGCTACTGAATTAATTCCTGCACTAATAGCAGCCCAAGCACTGCCTGCGTAATACTTTAAAACATTCGAGGTTGAGTCATACCAAAGATCACCCGTACTAGGGCCAGCAGGAGCAGAGGACGATATTTTATATTCGTTTGCATAGCGGTTAACGTCTGCAATTGAGCCAGCAACAGTGTTGACGTTGGCTATACTAGAGCCGACAGCATTAACATTTGCTATTGCTGCGCCTACTGTATTTACGTTTGCCACTGCGCCAGCGACAGTATTTACATTGGCGATTGCTGCACCGACTATGGAAATTGAGTTACCAGAGGCTGTAGTCACTGCTGCGGTTATAGAACCTAAATCTTCAGAGTAAACGACATTACCTGCAACAATATCAATGTTAGTTTGATCAGACGCAGATGGAGCCATCACTGCCCAAGCAGATCCGTTGTAAGCCTTCATGGAATTAGTAGAGGTGTTGAAGTACATAGCACCTGTTAGTAAACTACCACCATCATTATCTACTGTAGGATCTGAACTTTTTGCACCGAGCATACGATCATCAAAATTATCATAGCTTGTTGCAGCAGCCGTAGCGGAGTTAGCAGCATTTGTCTCACTAGTTGCAGCATTACCTGCACTTGTTGCCGCAGCAGTAGTAGACCCAAATGTAGTATCTATATACGTTTTAGTTGCGGCATCTTGCGCTTGAGTAGGATTAGCTACACCTGTAATCTTGTTAGCACCCATTGCCAGAACACCACTCATGGTGTCACCTGCTTTGGTTACCTGTAGTGCATCACCTGCATCTACATAAGTCTTCGTAGTAGCGTCTGTGCCTGCCGTAGGAGTACCTAGGCCAGTGATCTTGCTAGTACCCATAGCAATGGCACCAGTCATGGTTCCACCCGCCTTAGGGAGCTTTGTGGCTATTGCAGCAGTGGTAGTAGAAGCATAGTTAGCGTCATCACCTAGGGCAGCAGCTAACTCATTAAGAGTATCTAAAGCACCCGGAGCAGAAGCAATTACAGCAGTCACTTCCTGATCTACATATGTCTTGGTAGCAGCATCAGAGCCTTGTACTGGATTGGATAGACCTGTTATAGTAGAGGCTGTACCAGCGTTCATATCAAGTGAACCGTTAATGGTCACATTAGTAAATGAGCTTGTACCTGAACCTGCAGTAATATTACCCGTTACATTACCTGTAACAGCACCTGTGTGAACACCTGCTGTATTACCTGTTACATTACCCGTTACATTACCTGCTAGTGGGCCTACAAAGTTTGTAGCATTTACTGTTGTACCTGTGATGGTACTAGCTGAAGCATTACCAATCTGAGAACTGTTTACCGTACCACCAGCAAATGCAACACCATCAATGTTACCACCATTAATATCAACAGTAGCAAGAGTGGATAAGCCTGTGACACCTAAGGTGCCTGCAATGGTTGCATTCTCATGTACCGCAATAGTATCAATGTAGCCAATACCATCTATGTATAAGTCTTTGAACTCAGCACTAGAGGAACCAAGATCCACATCACTATTCGTGACAGGAACAATTGCCCCATCTTGAATGCGTAGTTGTTCTACTGTGCCAGCACCTACTTGTGCATAGAAGCTGATACGGTTATTAGTAGTGTCAATAACTACTTTGTTTAATGCATCAACATCTGCAATGAGAGGTACGTAAGCACCTTCCGTTGAGGATCCATCATGCTTGTGTCCAGTTGCGAATGCGAAAGCATCACGTAAGGCATTGTACTCTGCGTTAACGGGTGCCGCTTTGATTACTGCGTTTGCAGTTATGTCTGCAACGGATTGTCTATTATAGCCAGCCATTTTATCTTAGATCTCCAGTGCCATAAGTTAACACTATGCCCTGTATGCTGTGACTAGCATCAGTGCTATTAGTTACGTATTTAAAGGATATGGACTTACCAGAACCTGCTATGTTAGTTGTCCGTACCGGTGAGGGGTTACCACTGTAGATGGCAGTACTATCGTAGGTAGCTTCATTAAAGTATGCGGCTGCACCTACGGTATTCATTGTATAGTTAGTTGGGTTCATTATAGTAGTATCTTCATAATCATATACTACAGATAATATAATTTCGTTTTCCCCTTCAGACCGTAGATAGGTACTAACTTTATAAAAGATCTTACGTAGTTCAGGATTTTCCATATATAGGTAAGGAGTTTGATATACACTGAAGATGTCTAGCCCATTAAAGGAGTTACCAATCTCCTGTCTATGTACTTTACCATCGGAGGTACCATGTATTACATACTCATACTGACCTAGATAGCCACTAGCAGCACATGTAGCCTCTAGTCCTAATAGTTGTCCAAACTCAAAGGAGAACCCTTCTTGTTGCTTTCGGATACCTCCGATAATACCCTGTGCTTCTGAGGCAGCAAAGAAGATACGGAACTGTGACTTCTGACGAATAACTACTGAAGATAGGCCATCTAAATCTATGTTCATTGAAATGTCACTGAATAGAGATTGAACATCTTTAGATATAGTTTCTAATTCCACATCACCAATACGACTTGTACCAGAGATAGGACGAATACCATCTTGACTGAGGAACATTAAGTCCCCACCAATCTCAATGATACTGTCAGAAGCAAGACAGCCTAGATCATGTGTAACACCTGTTAGTGCAAAGTTAGCTGTGGCAGTTCCCTTCAAAGACTTAATATTGTTAGTTCCGAATATGTATAACACATCACGGAAGGGCTTAATAGCTACAATAGGAAAGCCTACGTTGATTACACCAGCGCCATTGCCCGTAGCAAAGTCAGTCTCCGCTAAGGGAGCACTGAAGAATAGTTTTGTAGGATGTGCAGGATCACCTGCAAGAAACATATGATTAGCATAATCCACAGCATACTTCGGATCCGTTGGAGCATTAGCATGAGTGATCTGAGTATATGTAGTACCATCATAAGTAGCTGCAGGATTAATACCATCTGTAAGTATAGTCTTTGGTGTAGCATAGTTAAAGTTACTGAAGCGTACCTTGCCCACCCCTACCATTGTAGGTGAACCAGCAGTAGTAGCCGCTACCCATGCAGAGGTTGCCGTATTCCAATAGTGAAGATAGTTATATCCAGAAGAAGGTTTTCTACAGGCTAGGATGCCATTGTTAATACCATTGACTACATTAACACCTAGCGTAGATCCAGTACCTGCGACTGTACCATATGAATTTGCAAAGCCATTAATACGTCTATAACCACCCGTAATAGCTGGCTCATAGTTAACTAGTAGAATAGCACTACCCGGAGCTTGTTCACCCTGTGCAAGAACATCACGACTTGTATCTAAGCCACCCCTGCAGAATACTTTGTTTACTGATAGTTGATCTGCCATGTGACTATGCTATCCCTGCAGAAGTAAGCTGACGAGTCCTAACAATGTAAGTTGATCTCATTTGGAACGTATCATCCATTAGGACATTACGCATAGCCTTGATACCATCCTCAAAGGAAGTTTGATGCATCTGAGCACTCTGTGCATTGGAGCGGAACTGCATCATATACATCATAGCACCATCAATAACTACATGGCTAAATCTATCAGGTATGATACTTACGTCTGTATATAGGTTAAGTGCAGCAGGTACAGACCAATAGGTGTACTCTACTTCATATGCTGCATTAGGAACTGGTGTTACACCGAAGGTAGAACCATATGTCTGAAATACTTGAGTAGGAACACCTAGCCCCGTGGCTGGTGCAAGATCATCTGTGGATCTGTACGTCTGAGTATATGCTTCATGAGACATTGGCTTTAGCACTGATGGTGTATTACCTTCAGAACTAAGTTGTTTAATGTAATAGGTATCCCAGTCAGAGCTTGAATAGTCTGAGGGGAAAGAATATGCGGTTACGCCTACTGTAAGCGTTTGGGTAGTCGTTGTTTTAATGAAAGGCCACTCTTGACCATCTTGTAGTATGCGTCTGATACTACTGTTGATAGCGTCCTTAGCTAGAGCTTGGACATTTCTAAGAGTATCAAAACCGTCACCAGCAGAATCAACCTGTACTTCATTGAGCCTCCGAAGAACTTCATTTACAAGTGAGACATATGTTGCCATGATAATTACTCTTTACATAATAAAAGAAAGGGGGCAGATTGCCCACCCCCTCAGTGACAAC